TGCGCTGCAGGGCGATGCCGCTACACGCGCTGTGATCTACAAGGACTCGCTGGCCAAAGGTATGTCTGAGCAAGAAGCACTGCTGCGCACACTGGAGTCCATGAACTTCAGCCGCCGTGGCGTGTCTCCAAGTATGCAGGCGCTGTCTACCCTCATCCCGTTCTTCAACGCACAGGTGCAGGGTCTGGACGTAATTTACCGGGCCATGAAAGGCGACATGCCTTACAGCCAGCAGCTCGACATCCGGGGCAAGATGGTGCGCCGTGGTTTGATGCTGGCCGCAGGCACGATTGCCTACGCCGCCATGATGGAGGACGACGAAGCCTACAAACGCGCCAAGCCTGAAGAGCGGCTTGCCAACTGGTTTGTTTACGTGCCCGGTGTTGACGAGCCTGTGCGTGTGCCAATCCCGTTTGAAATGGGTTTCTTGTTCAAGGCGTTGCCTGAAGCTGTGTACGCTATGGCCATGCAAGACGGCAAAACGGACGCTGCACTGAGCGGGTTGTCCAAGCTGGCCCTGCAGACTGTTCCGTTGAGCTTGCCGCAAGCGGTTAAACCGTTGACAGAAGCTGTGCTGGGCAAATCGTTCTACAGCGGCGACATCGAGTCCACACGCGAGAAAGACGTGCTGGCAACGCAGCGTTACCGCGACAACTCCACAGAGCTGGCCAAAACAATTGGTGCTGTGACAGGCAACGTGGGGCTCAGCCCCATCACGATTGACTACCTGATTCGCGGGTACACGGGCGGTCTGGGGATTGCGCTTGTGCAGCTGGCCAACCCGATACTGGCTCCGGGCGACAAAGCCGAGGTTGCGCAGCCTACGACCAAGATCAGCAAGACGCCATTCATTGGCGGTTTGTTCCAGCCCGTTGAGGGCCGGGGCACGCTGGACGAAGCCTACGACCGCATGAAAGAGATTCAGCAGGTCAAGGGCACGTTCAACGACATGGTCGATAAAGGCAAACGCGCTGAAGCCATGGCGTTTGCGCAAGAGTACTCGGAGAAACTGGCCGCAGCATCCGTCTCTGGCAGTGTGCAAAAACGTCTGGGGGAGCTGGCCAAGCTGGAGCGCCAGATCAAGAGCAGCCCGAACCTGAGCACCGAGCAGAAAGACTTGCGTCTGGCACAGCTGGACAAGCTCAAGACAGCTACGGCTCGGCAGTTTCTTGCAACAACCGCTCAGCGATAGAACCAAACCCCGCTCAGTCCCTTGTGGACGGCGGGGTAGGCTTTAGCGTCGAAGATGCGGCAGCGCAGCGCTTCACTTAGGCCTGCTTTGCGTACTGCTTCAGAGTCGAGGCAGGGGACGAAAAACCCCTGCCCTCGCTCAACTCGTGACCACGGGAATGCTCTGGAGTATCGAGTCATCAAGTGTGCTCATGTTCGCGCTCAGGCGCAGTGTCGCCACGCGCATCGGCGGTCCGTCTGTCCTAGCCATCATGTCCTTCTTGGGGACCTGATGCACGATAAACGACTGCGCAATCTCTTGCTTGAACGTGGCGTAGCTGAAGCTCATGTTGGAGCAGAACGCACGCAGCAGGCGCTCTTCGATGTAGTAGTCGATGTAGCCCGGATTGACGCCATGCTCCACCCGGCCCATGACTTCTTGGCGTGTCGTGGTCTTGCCAACCGTAGTGCCATCTCCGAACATGGCGGCAGGGCTGGCCTTCTCGCCGTACTTGACGATGACGAACTTGCCTTGGAACTCTTGGGTATAGGCGTTGAGAACGTCCTCTGCTGTGCGCTTGCCGCCCCGGATGGCCTGACGCTGGTGGTCGATCTGGCGGCGATACGACTCGATGATCTCCTGCAAGGGGATGTTGACGAGGCCTGTGTGCTTGTCGCTGAAAAGCAAACCTGCGGCAATGATCGTGCCCACGCCAGCCATCCAGTAACGCTCGTCGTTGGGAGCCTTGTACTCGGCGTACATACGGCGTGTGCACTCAGGAACCAGCTCACGCAGCATGCTGACGTTGTCCACCATGTACTGCACCAAGACCTCACCTGCAACGCCGAAGTTGTTAGGCAACGACTTGATGATCTCAATCTCCTCTTGCGACCACTCCAGCTTCACGTCCATGTTGAACTCGATCATGCGGCGCAGCTCACCCTCGGAGGAGTGCTTGCGCTCACCTGTCATGTAGTCAACGGCAGGGCGGTTGGATGACATCAGCGCCAGAGTAGCCCATGTGGACAGGTTCAGGCGTTCTTTGTTGGTGCCCGACTCCATACGTTCTTTGCCGCGCCCTTCGCTCATACTGAACAAGAAGGCAGGGAACCACTCGAAGTCCTTGCGGTTGTTGGTTGTGATCTCGTCCGTAATCAGCGGCAAGCTGCGCAGGTGGCCAAGGCGTTGCTGCATGGCAACAGGCGATGTGCCCGCGCCTGTGCGGTAGTGGATGGGGTGGCCCCAGATGGATGCGGCTGCATCCAACGACAACGACTTGCCAGTGCCCGACTCAGTGGACGCTACGTGCACGGTCATGCCGAGCAAGCCCGTGAACTTCATCAAGGGGGCGGCAGCACCGGCCAGCACCACGGCCAGCTGATCCCACATCTTGCGCCGCACCATCATGTTGATGACCTTGCGCCACTCGTCCAAGGAGCCAGTGGGTTTGGTGCTGTTCACAATGTTTTGCAGCTCTGTCATTGGCACCATGACGGGCGGTTTGTTTGCGCTGTACACGCGGCTTGCAAACACAAATGTGCCATCGTCTTGCCAGCCGTAGCTTGGCGGCATGTTGACGGGGGACTTCTCCACGCTCAGCTTCTCAACGCTGGCGCGGACGTAGTCGTAGAAGTTCTTGTCGTTGCCGGAACCGAACGCAGCCATGACGTTCTGGTTGGCCAAATGCTTGATCGTCTCGTCTTTGCTGGCCAGACATTTCTGTGGGACCAGCACGTTGTGCAGCTGCTTGTTCTTGATGACGCAAAAATGCACCTCATGGCTGCCGTTGTTGTTCAGCACGTCCACAGGGAAGATTGTGTTGGAGCACAGCAGCAGTTGCTTGGTCACCTTGTGGCCGTCAGCGTCCTCCTCGGAGCGCTCCAGAAATACACCACCCCTTGCGCCAAAGGCATAGCCCCGTGGCGGCTCAGGCTGGGCGATCAGCACAGTGTCGGCCTCAGTATCGGCATCGACCGCTGCACTGCTTTCAACCTCGACCATAGTCTCGTCTGTGGTCAGCGCCATCTCGCGGCCCCACAGCAGCGGGTTTGTAATCTTGCCCCAGTGGGAGCAGCCACGGCACACGCCGGGGTTCATGTCGTCCATGGCAGCGCAGGAGTACGGGCCTTTGATCTCGGCCAGCTTCTGGTGCATGCGCTCGTGGGGGTATGGGTGCAGGTCACTCAGCCACGTAGCGGCCTTCTCGCCGTCTGCGCAGACCTTGGCCCAACTGAGCATCCCACGCCAGATCGGCTCCATGCCGTCGTCCGATGCGTTCTCCACATAGTTCTGGAGCTGGGCGCAGCCTGTGCCGCTTTTGGTTTTGACCAGAATTTTTTTGAACAACGTCACGCTGTTTTGCGAAAGCGCAGTCAACATGGCCGGTGCACTGACACCCGTTGGCCTCTGCCCCGGCAGCGCCAGCGTTGAGCTGGCGGGCTTCTTCACAAACTCAGGGCCGAACCCCTCGGCCGTCATGATGGCCTCGATGTCGTCCACGGCAAAGCGATTGCCTTCGGAGATGCTGCGCACGCGAGTAGCTGCGCGTACAGCTTTGCCGTTCTTGATCCCGGTGTTGGTGGTGTCAGGCACACGCAAGACTCTGGAAGCATCGCCTGTGACAGCAGTGTCGATGGCCAGCCCGTGCTTGAGGCACAGCTCTTTGAAGCGCTTGGCAAAGGCGTACCAGTCGTCCTTGAACAGCATCTCGTCCAGCGGCCAGTAGGCGTGTATGCCCCCGCCAGAGTGAACCAGCCACGGGTCGCCCAGCGCAGCCAGCCCTGTGTCTTCGCAAAACTTCTGCAACGCCTGCGCCGCAGCTTTGGCGCTCGGGTATGACTTGGCCTTGATGACCAGCTCCCCGTCCTTGTCCGGCACCGGGATGTCTTTGGGGTGATTGCAGTCAAGGTCCACGGCCAGCACTTGGCTGGCGTGCATGTTCTCTTTGGTGCGGTCCTTGTCCGTGCCGAACGTGCCCAGCGCAAAGTATGTGTCGTATCCAGCCTGCGCCCACTTCTCAACGGTGGGCATGAGTTCCTCAAGGGTTTGTCCGAAGACGTGTTGTTTCTTCTTTGAAAGTTCTACCGCGCAGTAATAGCCATTACCCGGAGACGGCAAAACCGCCGCCATCAAATCAAGCGGAGTCATGGAGGTCCTTCGGGAATTGTTTACTTGAGGTCGTCTTCGGTGGCGTCCAGCAGCTTGGCGAAGCGCTTGTACAGCTCTTTCACGACTTCAGCAGGCACGGTGTAGTTGGCCATGTAGATGTGGCGCAGCAGTTCTTCGTCGGTCAGGGCTTGAGGTTGTACTCGTGACATATTCTTCTCCATGCCTCGTCAGCGTTCTGCGAGGACTGCATGATTGTTAAAAGGGTTTCCACGCGGTGGCGGTACGCGACAAAGACTTCTGATCCGTTGAACCAGTTGTAGACGGTCTGCCGTGTGACGCCGAGGGCGTAGGCGATTTTGGTGACAGGGAAATCCAAGTGGATAGCCCAACGCCCAAGCTGGTTGCCCAGAGACTTGGGAGTCTTCATCACGTCGTCAATGATTTTTTGTGAGTAGGCCATGGTAGTAGGGGCCGAAGCCCCTTGTGTTTAGGTCTTGGCGGGGAACAGTTGCGCCAGCACGGACTCGTACTGAGTCTTGCGGCGCTCAAGCAGGGCTACCTTGTCCAGCTTGTCCAGCAGGCTCGGGAAGTTGATGTCTTCCTTCGCGCATTGCTCTTGAATGTCGGCTTCCAAACGAATCAACTCGTCGTCCAGCTTGGCCATTTCCAGCTCGGCTTGGCTGCGAACCTTGCGTGCGCGAATGGGTGCCAGTGCTTCTGACAGCTTCTCCTTGGACATGGCGATGATTTCTGCGAATGGTTTGAGTTTCATGTTGCTTCTCCTGTGAGTAAAAGTTTGTTGTCAGCTTTGCTGAGAAAACTCAGCGGGTCTTTGGGGTCCTGCTTTGGCGCATCCCCCGGCAGTAGTTGCGGCGTCTGTGCCGTGTTGTAGAGCTTGTTGTAGTACGGGTCTTGCTGCATCCGGCGGTACTCTTCTTCTTGTCGGCGCTGGTACATCTCGCGCTCATACGCTTCGCGTGGCGTCATACCGTACATATCGCGGTTGAAGTCGTAAAACACACTCCCGCCTTGTATTGCTCCGATTGCCATGTGCTTCTCCTTGCAGGTGGGGGTACTCGCTGCGTCTGTCAGTGGCAGGAACGCCACCCGTGCCAGCATCCGCTTTCCCCCCGATGCGATTACTCGTCGTCCCAGTCGGACACGATGTCAGCCAGCTTGGACTTCTTGGCGGGCACGGCACCACCTTTGGCGGTCTCCTTGCGCACTTCGGGTTCGTCCGTTTCAGCTTCTGGCTCAGCCTTGACCTTGGCCTTGGCGGCTTTCGGTGCGGGTGCTGGAGCCTCGTCTTCTTCCTCCACCACAGGCGCTGGCTTAGCAACGGGCTTGGGCGCAGCACCGCCGATGTTCATTGGGGCAGCTTTCACGCCGTCGGCTTGCGCCACGGTCAGGGTCACAGCCTTCTTGGCATCGTCAGAGTCGCCTTGGGTCACAGCGATCGGGTACTCGTCATCTGTCAACCAGCGCGTTGGCGCGAAGAACAGCTTGGGAGACTCGGCCTTGGTGTCGAACTTCATGCGCGTGACGATCTGCTCGGGGTTAACCGGAGGTGTCTGCGCTGCCAAGAAGCGGGCGTAGGCTTGCAGGGGACGCTTGTCGCCTTCTTCCTTGCCGAAGATGCTGGTCGCTGGGAGTGTCAGTTGCAGCACATCGCCTTCAGGGTTGTTGGCCAGCACAACAGCAAGGCGCTGTTGGAAGCGGCAGGCACGGCTGTTGCCGTTACCGGAACCGGCTTCGTTCTGTGGGCAACCCATGCAGGTCTTGCTCTGGGGAGCAGCGATGCTGGCGTCAGGCTTCTCGCCGTCATTGCTCCAGCAGTCAGGGCGCACAATCGCATCGGCGTTGTAAGCACCGGCGTAGAAGATGCGGCTGACCTTGGGGGCAGCGCGAACGATGATGACGTCAAGGTGACGGTCTTCGATACTGGTGATCTCCTTGCCGCCTGCCACCAGACGGAACACGCCGCCTTTGATGGAGATGCGCTTGGTGGACAGACCAGCACCGCCGCCCGTCAGGGCCTTGGCTGTGTCAGACAACTCGTTGTTACGAGCAAATGCGGGGACGTTGGACGAATTGAAAAGCGTAATGTTGCTCATGATTGCGTTACTTTCTTGCTTTGGTTACACGAATGTCGAACTCAGTGACTGAGTTCAGCCCCGGCGGCAGAACACCGGGGTTCTCTTCCAGAAACTGCGCCATGTTGGTTTGGGCGATGCGCTTCTCCAACAGGTCTACGACTTGATGCTCAAGCACGAATGCTTTGAACGAGTCCCAGTCCTGTGTGTTGTAGCGCGTCTTCTTCATCAACGACACGGTTCCCGTGGAGGTCTGGACCGATGTCAGGCCGAGGGCCTTCATCTGGTCTTTGATGGCGAGGCGCACTTGCGTGCGGGTCTCGTCCAGCTCAGCGAGCTGGCGGTCAAGGCCTTCCATCTTGGCCTTGATCTTTGTGTGGATGGCGACCAGCTTGTCGAGCGGAATTGCTTCGACTTCCGGTGCTTCTTCGATGTCTTCGGTCATTGCTTTCTCCTAATGTTTTTGTCAAGCGTTGGACAGTTTACATGGGTTTTTTCTTTGCGCAACCCCCTTTCAAGAATTTATTTCCAGTGTGAACATCTCGGTCAGAAGTAAGCTGTCACTAACTTTCGCTCCGAGGGCTTTAAACATCTTGGCCTCCACCGGGGAGCTTTGGATGTGGAAGACTGTCACCTTGTCGGAGTCCTGCCCCTTGCGGTCGGCACGGGCAATACACTGGATGTACTGCTCCACGCTCATCAAGGGGCCGTAGAACACCACGGTGTCAGCGGCAGTCAACGTAATGCCGTGCGCTGTGGCCGCAGGCTGCATGACCAGCACCCTTGGGTCGGGGTCGGTCTGGAAGCGGTGGATGATGTCGCCGCGCTTGCTTGCTGACACGCCGCCGTGGATGCACTCGTTGGTGATGCCCTTGGCTGTCAGGTATCGCTGGATGGTCTCGATGCTGGCGCGGAACAACGCAAAGACGATGACCTTGCGCGATGTCTCCTCCAGAATTTCCTCCAGCACGCCAAGCCGTGGGCCAGCGTCGAACTCCACCACCTCTTTGGTGTCGGTCAGTGCAGCACCCGCCGAGACTTGCAGTAGCTTGCTCAGCATAGCAGCGGCGTTGACCGCTGTGATG